GGTTTTTTTTTAGATTTCATTGCTTTAGTAAAAGCCACTTCTCTTTTAGCTTTATATTTTTTAAACATTATTTGCCTACTTTTTTAATAGCTTTTTTATGAGCTTTAGTAAAACTAACTCCAGATTTCATATCTGAAACCATCATACTCATGTGTTTCTTAGAGTGATGTGCTGATGCTTTTTTTAATTTTTTCTTTTCTTTTTTATCAATCATTATCTGCTCCTGTAAAATGATAAGTCAGTTTGTATATCTGATCTTTGTTGAACTGGTGCTCCACCATATGAATCTTGTTTGTCATTATTTTCACATCTTTCTAAAGCTGCTACATACATTTGTAACCATTGCTGAACTTGATTAGGATCTATACCACCTAAGAAGTTGGCTGCATGATATAAAGAACCATATAAATATATAGAAGGATGACTGTTTAAAATATAATTTGAAGTTGCTGTATCGCTTAATGCTGCAAATCTTTTATAATAAGATAAATAACCAGTATAACTTGTATCAGGTGAAGGCCCAAATCTTAATGTTTCTGCAGCGTTATCACTTTGAATTGTATATGTTTTAGGTCTAGATGTTGTAGATCCTGCTCTAATATCAAACATTGTACTAGGTGTTACATATTTTAATGCAAATTTAGTACTTGATAATTGTATGTAAAGAGATCTAACTCCAATAAAACCTGTTGGTACTGCTACAGCTTCTGCGTTTATTGTAATAGTATCAATCTGCTCCATCTGTCTTATTCTTAACTTGGCATTGAAGTCAGCTTCAGCTAACCCAATAAAATCATCTATTTGATTAGTAAGATCAGATCTATTTAACCAGTCTGCTATAGATGCTTTTAATCCTGCATATGTTGTTAACGCCATTATAAATTTCCCTCAGCTGTTCTAAAATATCTAAACTCATTACTATTAAGTTTAGTTTTCATTATCTTTCTTTGAATTTGTTTTGGTAATTGAAACCAGTTGTTAGTTCCATTATATTCTTTAGTCCATATAGCAAGAATTAAAGGAGGAATACTAGCAACTCTTTTCATTTCTTTAGCACCAGATATATATCCACTATCATGGTTGTAAAGTTCCTTGTTTCTCTTTAACAAAGGATTTACATCTTGAGAATTATTGATAGTTAATTTACCATCAGACTCTTGAATGTATTTAGTCTTTACTCCTGCATCGTATTCAACTGATCTTATCTTAGCCATAAATTATTCAGTTAGTTCTGTAACGTATAATTGTCCGTCTGATGATCCAATTCTTAACACAGCTATTTTTTCTCCAGCTGATACTTTAATAATTTCAACTTCATTTGCAGGTAGATATGTTGTGGCTACTGCTGCTGTAGGTGCTACTGCTATATGTATATGACAAGCAATAGTGCTAACTACTCTAATATATTCTGTTCCATCTGTGAATGCTGCACCTAAAGAACTTGAAGCTGCTGAAACTAATTTCTGTACAATTCCATGTCTTAATCCGTAATTCATATTTATTCCTTTTGTTAGGGGATGTTTCCATCCCCATAATTAACTATCTTCTTATAACGTAAGTGATTTCCATTTTAGATGCATTTGAAGAACCACCATTAGTAATTACTTCAAGTATTGATCCTTCTAATACTTCATTTAAAGCTGTTGGTTCTACTGTGTATTTTTTTAATGCAGAACTTGCAGCTACATGACTAATAGCTGCACTTGTACAAGCTACAGTATCTATTTCAAAAGTAATAGCTGCTGTTCCTGTAGTAGTTGCTTTGTTTTGTGCAAAAATTTTAATTATTCTACCAGCGTCTGGTACAGTAACAAATGTTGAAGATGCTGCTGATACGTCAGGTATTGCTGATGTTATAAAGTAATCGTTTAATGTTCTCATTGTATTATCCTATTGTTCCGATCATAACCTATCTCTGATCTTCAATGTTTTTAAAAGTACTAGGGGAGTAGTATTAAGGTTACTCCCCTATATACGTAATTTATTATGAAGTAGTTAAGTCGGCTACTAAGCCACTTGCACCTTCATTTCTTGATTCAAGAGTAGCTTCTACTAAAAGCTGTCTTTTTTCAGAGTCACCAGTCTTAGCAAGTTCATGCATAGAAAAGTCTCTTAAAAAGGCAACACCCCAGTATTCCATATCAAGTACATAAGCATCTCTATCTCTAGAGAATCTATTAGGTACTACTTGCAATTGACCGAAGTCAGATGCATATACGTCAACTGATGTGTATAAAGTAGCGTCTGCACCAGCATCAAATCTAGTACTATTACCAGTAAATCCTGATAATTTTTGTTTGTTGAAAGGGCCAACCATAACCATAGAAGGATCCCCACCAGCATTCCATACTGACTTAATTACTGTTTTTAATTGAGACTCTGTGAAAGCTCTTTGAGTTCCATCAGTTCTTGCTGTATTACCAATACCAGCACCTGATGCACCATCACTTGCTATATCGTCATTAGTAATTACCCAAGCACCAAGAGTTCCCATTTTTCTAGCTGCCGATGCTGATCCAGTTACTTCTGCAACTTTACCAGTAAGGTTAGCTTCCATGTCTCTTTTTAGCTCTTTAGCTTTTTTAGCTATTTGATAAGCTAGTTCAGATGCTCTACCTGCTTTATCTACAGACTCTTGAGTTCCTGTTATAACTACAGTTTTATCCATAATTTGACAAGAGTTAGAAAGTCTAACAGTTGCAGTTGATGCGTCTAAAGTTGCTTCATCACCCTCGATAACAGCATTAGTTGTTACTGCTGCTGCTAGGGCGTCTGTTTGCCATTCGTGAAGAACTGCAGTTGCTTTTGTTTTAGCTGCAGAACTTAAAAATGGTGTGTCTGTAGGCGAGATTGAGTAGATAACGTCAGAAAGATCTTCTCTTTCACCTACTGAATCGTACGTATCAAACGTATTTGTTGGCTGTGCCATTGTTTATTTCCTTTGTTGAGATTTAAGATTAATCATATCGGCTATGGCAGACTGGGCATCTTTTATATGACCAGACTTTCTTAGCGTATTGATTTTATTTCTTACGCTCTCTCTACCTGAACTACTATTCGATTTTGCAACACCAGCTTTTAAAACCCTTGGAGCATTTGCTATCTTCTTAGATACAATAGGTCTTTTGTCTGTTTGAGTTTTAAAGCTCATAGCATCTTTTGCTACCATTAAAAACCTATGGTCTGCAAGACTACCAATTTCTTGATCATTAAAACCGTAATCACGTAATGAATTACGCATACTAAGTTTAAAGGTATCAATTTTATTTGGATCGCTAAACTCTGGTATTTTTGTTGCAGCAAGTTCCTTTTGTGTATTAAGATAAGATTCATACTGTTGAGATTGAACCTCTCTAGCTCTATTTTTTAATCCTTCTATTCTGCTACTTTCTTGTCTTAATTCAAAGTCAAGTCTAGAAGCTTCTGAGGGATCTTCTTGATAAAGTTTAGCAAGGTCTTGTCCACCTTGTTTCTGTTTCACATATTGATCTGCTGTCGAAATTAAATCGTTTAGTTCTGATAAACGAGTATCGTAACTTTGACTCAAACTACTCTTTTGGTTTTCAAGATCTCTCTTTTCCATACCTAAAGTGTGAGTTTTTTGTCTGTAATCCGAGTCTCTAGAATATCCTGCTTTCAGCTCATCGAGGCTCACCTCTAACTCTTGACCACTTACTTTTACTCGGTGGAGTTCTGGTGTCTCTAATTCTGTTGTAGTTTCTTCTTCAGTCTCAGTATTTTCAGGAGCTTGTTCAGGAGTGGGTTTCGATTCCTCACTTTCTGGTACTTCCTGTTTCTCAGGAATTGGCTCTGATGGTTCAACATTAGTTGCTGGTACTTGATTGTCCTTTTGGGGATTCAGTAATCCATCTATTTTATCTGCTGCACCTTCTGTGTTTTCTGACATGATCGTTCCTTATGGGTTGACGAATTTGAAGTTTCGTTAGATTAACTTCGTTTATTTAATTGCTCAATATCGGCTTGAGCTAACCTTCCACTTGACATAACACTTAGTAAATGTCCTTTGATTTTATCCACCATATTAAAGGCTACCCAAAGGTTTCTACGAGTATCATCGTCTGCGAAACTTGTGTTAAAGATCTCTAGTCTGTAAATATCAGAAAGATCTTCAAATGCTTTCTTTAGAAGGGGATCGTCCAGCAGTTGCTGAGCTCTCTTGCCCTCCCTTATTAGTATTTCCTTGTCCATCATTAAAGAATTGCTTCTGTCCTCTCACTATTTGCCCCATTAGATCTCCTGATTTTTGTAGATCAGTTTGTTCTAACATGGATCTTCGTTTAAGTTCTAGTTCATCAATTTTG